ACGTGACGGCCGCGAGCTCGCCGGCGCGCATCCCCGTCGCGATGAAGAGGAGCAGGATCGCGGTCAGTCGCACGTCGGCATAGCGCAGCAGGCGCCGGAGTTCGCTGTGCGTGTAGGGCTTGCGCGGCCGCTCGTGGCAGTGGGGGACCGGTATGTCGGCGCCAATGTTCGCCCAGCGGTAGAAGGTGCGAAGGGTCATCAGGTAGTCGCGGACTGTGTAGGGCGAGTAGAGAGCGCGGAGATAGCTCACCCAGCGAGCGAGGAGGACGGTCTTCGGGCGAAGGGGATCGTCGCCGTCGCAGAAACGTCCGAAGCAGCGGAGGACGCTGAGTTGTCCGCGAATCGTGTGCTGGCTGCGTCCGTGCAGTTCAAGGTGCAGCTTGTATTCGTCCGCGCAGGCTGCCAATCTTGGGCTCGCCATGATTCAGTCGGCGGGGTAACGACTCCTGTTCTAAGCGTCGGTCAAGCGGGGTGTGTCTTTAGGCGGAGCGTTCGGAGCGTTCGGAGCGGGCGACGCGATCCTTTTGAATGGCGTCCATTACGTCTTCGTAGGAAGCGCCGAGGGTAATCAGTCCGTGAATCTGAGCCGCCTGAGGGTTCACAGAATTGCCGTGTAGGATGTCCCAGAGCGCCTGGTAATGCATCCCTGCATCTCGCGCGCCCTGGGCGACTGTCCGGCCTCCGAGGGCCTTTTCTGCGACGACGGCTAGTCTTGTCATCTCGGTTGGTAGTCTACGCACACCCGCCATGGTTTGTCAAGACCTCTCTCAGGAAGTCGTCGGCGTAGGTGTTCCTGAAGCAAAGATTTTCCGCAAATAGCCCGATAAACTACTTGACAGAGATGCAGACCCGTCTTAAGATGGCCGCATAGAGGTTGAAAACCAATGCTCCAGACCAACAAAGTCACTGGTGGGCGATGCAGGGCTCGAACCTGCGGCCTTCTGGGTGTAAACCAGACGCTCAATCCGTTTGACTTCGTGGGTCGGGGCGAAACAGAAGACACCGTGGCCCTGACCGACCGACTCCTTCAACCTCTGTTCGCTTGCGTCGGGGCTTCTGTGTACGAGGCAGGGCAGCCTCGGCGCCGTTCTTTGACCGCGGTACGCCGGGGCTGCTCTGTCCACCGGAGCAGCCGATGCAGAACCTCGAACTAACTTCGCCTTCTGGCAGTGAGCCCCGACCCTACGTTGAGTCTCGTTCGCGAGGTGAAGCGTGCCGAATCCCCGCCACCAGTGGGTTAACAGGGTCGGGGCTGGAATCATCTATCCGTTGGGACGTACAGCGAGAGGAGGCCTGCCGAGAGCGAGAGCGTGAGACACAGCAAAGACGGAGTTCCCACCTGACAAATGAGAGTGCCGCCGAACCGAGGTCCGACGGCACTCTCAACCTTTAAGGCAAGAGGAGTCTAACTCATGGGACGCAGAACTGCAACAGCGAGACACCCGGCGCTTTTTCGCGCGCTGGCGCCTGCAACCGGCGGCATGGTGACTGCCCTACGCGCATGGGCGCACGACAACAATGTTGACCCCGAAGCGATGGAGGCGGCAATCCGCTTCCGGCGTGAGCACGCGATGAACCTCGCGGATACGCAGGTCCAACGGATCGCCGTGCTACTCGAACGGTACGGCGACGGCAGGGCGACGCCGGTGTGTCCGCACTGTGGCCAGGACATCGAGCCGGACCGTCCGTTTGTCGAGGAAACCCGATGAACGTGCCGGAGGAAACCTTCTGGCGACGATGTGAGGAGCGTGACGCGCTTCTAGCCCTCGTCGAAACCCTGGAATGGGCGGACTTCGGACCAGCGTGTCTCGTCTGCCATCGGTGGAAGCACGATGGTCACGCGGCGGACTGCAAATTATCGGCTGCCCTGAAACTCTGCGAAAGAATCGAGATCGCGTGAGATGACTGACGCGCTCAAGGTCGACGACCCGGTACGGATTCGCCAGGCGCTGCCCGGCGGAAGGACGTCGCTGGGCGTGCCATGCTTCGCGCTGCCGTGGATTTACGGCAAGGTCGTCGGCTTCAGCGACCGCAGCGACAGCAACCCGTACCCCATCGTCGAGGTCGAGCGCGGCGCTTTCTACTTCGTGTGCTGCCGCGGCCATCAGGTCGAGAAGGTGACGCACCGATTCAGCGAGAACTGAGGCAAGACCGATGAAAGAGCCCATCAAAGACGAGAACGGCGATCTCTGGTACGGCTGCGACGACAAGTTGAACCCGCTGACGCTGGCGCTGCTGACCATCGTGATCCTCATCTTCGCCGTGGCCTGCTGGAAGCTGGTGGCGTGATGACTAGCTGGTATTGGCAACGCGAGGGAGACACCCTCGTCATCCGCGAAAGCGACGAAGACGGAGAGGATGAAGACGGCGATGTTGTCGCCGAGATCGACGTGCGCTACATGACCGAATCCTCAAAGGACTTCGGCCGCGCAACCCAAAGGGCGACGGAGATCATCAACGCCCACAACGCCCGCCAGAAAGAAGCAGTCAAGTGACAACCGACACACTCACGCCCGCGCAGCAACTCGCGCAGGCGCTACCACAAGACTATGACGCGTTGGTCGCCGGGCAAGAGCGGCAGGCGCCGGTCCACACGAACCGAGCCTCGAATCTCGGTCACCCGTGCGAACTCTACCTGGTGCTGGAGCGCACGAAATGGGAGCAACGGAAGCCGCACGATCTCGGCCTGCTCAAGGTCTTCCGGCGTGGCAACCTGCTCGAACCGGTGATGCAACGCGATTTCCTTGACATGGGCTGGCGAGTGCAGGGCATCCAGCAGGCGCAGTTCTGGAAAGGGCCGAATATCTCCGGCCACATTGACCTGCGGGTCTCGCGGAACGGCGGCCCGATGGTGCTCACCGAACTGAAGACGGTCAGTCCCAACCACTTCCGCGAACTCCAGACGGCCAGCGACTTTCTGAATCACAAGCAGTACTACATCCGCCAATGGCCGGCGCAGTTGCAGCTCTATCTCCTGCTCAACAGCGAAGAGGAAGGCCTGTTCGTGATTCACGATATCGTCGGCAACGACTACCGAGCGATCCCCTTCGCGGTCGACTACGACCTGGTCGAGTCGCTACTGAAGAAGGCCGAACGCGTCAACGCACACGTCGAAGCCGGGACCGAGCCGGACCCGCTCGCAGAGGCGGACGTGTGTGAACGCTGCCCCTACTTCGGGACCGCCTGCTACCCACCCATCATCGTGCAGGAAGGCGAGTTCGTTGACGACCCCGAGTTAGAGGCTGCGATGGAGCGCTGGACGGCGCTGAAGGGTTTCGTCGGCGAATACAACGAACTCGACCGCGTGATCAAGGCGCGCTTCAAGGGCGTCGAGAAGGCCCGCTGCGGCGTCTTCAGCGTCTCGGGGAAGGAAGTCAGCCGGAAGGCTTACAACGTGGAGGCTTCGTCCTACTGGCGCACGGACATCGTTCGGCCGTAGGCGGCGGCAGAACCTAGCGAAAGGATTCAACATCAGCATGACCACCAACGACGACAGCAACGCCCTAGCGGTCTACGAGCCGCCGCCGCGGGAAATGACGCGCCTCAAGGCTGCATTCTCCGGCGACCTGAAGACGGTCGAGTCGATCAAGGAGTTCGCCACGATCTGCCGCTTCTATGATCTGGACCCGTTCATCGGCGAGATCGTCCCCATGCACGGCCGCATCTACGTCGAAGAAGCGGGCTGGCTGCGCCATATCCAGCAGAAAGCACCCGGGCAACTGGTCAAGTACAACGCCGGAATGTGCGACAAGGTGGAGCGCGAGGCTATGGGCATCGCCGAAGGAACGTGGCTGGCATGGGGCGAGGTCGTGCGCCGTTACCCGAACGGCACCCTGTTCCCCGTCCGCGAACTGGCCACCGTCACGAAGGATGAGACGGCAGGCGGTGGCGGCTACGCGCCAATCGCGAAAGAGCCGTGGCGCATGGCGATGAAGCGAGCTCGCGTCCGGGCGCTACGCATCGCCTTCCGCGAGGTCCTGCACGCCGACGCGGTAGAGATCGGCGATGCACCGATTGAGGTTGAGGCAATGGCCGAAGAGGAACCTCTCCCTTTTGATTCTGCGGACGCATCGCAACCGCCCGCGTCCCCGACTGAGGGCGTGGTCATCCCGCCGGGCGAACCGGAGAACGCAGAACCGCCCCTCATCGAGGAGGAGATCGTCCCGCCGAGCCCGCGCCAAGAGAAGCCTCGCCCGACGCCGCCGCAAGGACGGCCGATGGCGAGCGACCCGCGACAGCCTGCGCTTGGCAACGGCTGGGCGACCGTGTGGGCGCGAGCTCAGGAACTCGGCTACACGGAGGCTCAAGCGTTGGACCTGCTCAACCTGGAGACGCCAGTGGACTTCGAGCGCCGGCAACTGCTGGCCAAGAACTGTGTGCGGATGCTGGAGGCAAACGCGGACGCCGCCAAGAAGAGGGGCGTCATGCTCGGCAAGGCTATCGAACAGGTGACGGCACACCGGAAGCGCGCGCCGAAAGAGGAATAACACACCGCTTAGTCCCTTGCGCCCGCTGCTCGGGTTTCGTGAGATGGCTCGGGCGGCGGGAGCAAGCGGCGGAAGCAAGGGACGGAAGCACGAAAGCGAGGCAAGGATGCGAAGAGCACCAGTTGGCGCGGGAGCACTCCGAACGACAAGGGACGCCGGCGCCATTAAGTCAGACATTCGCGAGGAGTTCCGCCTGTGGGGCTTTGAGCGCGACGAGTACGAGATTTTCCCTGCCCTGGGCGCGAAGGAAGCGCTCATCGAGTTCTGGCTGAACGGCAAGAAGCAGGTCCTGAAGTGCTCCAAGGGCGAATACCACGCCGATAACCTCGTCGGTGTCCTCGGCATCATTCATGGGCTCCGGCTCGCCCACCAGCGCGGGATCCTCGAAGAGCTGGCCTCCGCAGCCATCGCCATGCTTCCGGCTGGCCCGCAGCATCGCGATCCCTACGAAGTGCTCGGCGTCCGGTCCGACGCCGACACCGAAGTCATCGAGGCAGCCTACAAAGCCAGGGCCAAGAAGCTGCACCCCGACGTCGGCGGAGACGGCGAGGCGATGAAGGAAGTCAACGAAGCTCTTGACCGCATCAAGACTGAAAGGGGCCTGGCCTGATGCCAGAGGCCGGAAAGAGCGATAAGCGGACGTTCACGCTAGCTCAGATGCGACGCGGCGGTCAGCTCCATATCGTCGAGGTCTCTGACCGCAACATCTTGGTCGAGACCGCCCTTTGCGGACTCTGGTCGGAGTTCTGCGCATGGCGAGCTACGTTCGACGAGACGCCGGAACTGCTGAGAGGTGGATGGAAGTGCCACCGGTGCGACCACATCGCTCAGTTGCGCGGCATCAAGATAGGCGGGGCGAGACTCTATGACTGATAAGCGCTCCCTCGCGTTCTTTGTCCGCGGCCTGGCGCGACCGCAGGGCTCCGGCCAACCTCGGGTGAGCAAGGCCGGCAAGCCTTACCTCATCACCAAGACGGCGAACCTCGCGAGTTGGCGTCACGCCGTCGCAACGGTGCTGTCGTGGGAATGGCACTGGCCGCCCATCGACGGTCCAGTCGGTCTCGGGCTCATCTTCGTGTTCCCGCGCCCGAAGTCGCTGAAGAAGGGGCGACGGCTGCACACGACGCGGCCGGACGGGAGCAAGTTGCTCAGGGCCGTCGAGGACGCGCTGACCGGCGTCGCCTACGTCGACGACTCGCGCGTCCAATCCGCCGTGTCGAAGGTCTATGGCGATGAGCCGGGCGCTCACATCTACATCTGCGAGCTGGAGGACAGCGTGGAGGGCTTGTTCGAGTTCCGCCTCCAACAGGGGCAGCGCGAGTTCGACGTGCTGAAGGAGGCGAAGGCGTGACGCTGCCGGGGCCGTACCGAACTATCGTCGTTGACCCGCCGTGGGATTATCGCTGCCGCTGGATGCCCGCCTCGCATTCGCGGGCCGAACCATACAGGGCGGCGGTTCGAGGCACGAGCGACTTCTACACCGGCAGGAAGCGTGTTGCCGCCGCGAACTACCCCTGTTTGGACCTCGACAGCCTAAGGCGGTTGCCCGTCGCGGTCTGGGCTAATGCTGATGCCCACTTATACCTCTGGATGACGAATGCGTTTATCTGCGAGGCGCACGAACTTGCGCTGGCGTGGGGATTCGAGCCGAAGACAGTGTTGACATGGGTGAAGCCGGGGATCGGCATGGGCTTCTACTTCCGCAACAACACTGAACACGTTCTCTTTGCCGTTCGCGGTGGGTTGAAGGGATTGCGGCGCGATTTGCCGACGGGTTTCAACTGGCCGCGTGGTCGTCACTCTGAGAAGCCAGCCGCCTTCTACGACATGGTAGAGACGATGAGTCCCGGCCCGCGTCTCGACGTCTTCGCGCGGGCAAAGCGCTTCGGCTGGGATGTATACGGTAACGAGGTCTACAGCGATATTCCGTTGGACACCCCGGCTGAGGCCGTAGGTTCGGGCTAGATTAGCTAAGGATGATTAGTTAAGGAGGGGTCGATGGCAAAGACAGCAACGAAGAAGGACCAGCAGATGCACTTCGAGGAGAAGTTCCTCGAGGACCCGGAACTGGCGCAGATCATCGACCAGCGCTTCGAGACGCGCGCGGCGGCGGCAAGGTACGCACGCATCAACGTCAAGCTCCGGGTCCTCATCGCGAGCCGCGGCCTGGTCGACAACGTGCGTTACCGCGTGAACGGCTTCGTCTTCCGTCTCTCGACGAACAAGACGGAATCGCGCTCGGTCGCCGTCGGCGAGACGCGGCGCTTCGCCGAGTTGAAGGCGGATGACCACGGCGCCGAGCGCGAGGAGGACTGACGCTTGACGATGCGCGTGATCCCGGTTGGCCGGCGCAGCCCGCGGGGGGTGCATAAGGACCACTGCGCGCGGCTCGCGGACACCGAACCCTGCCCGACCTGCGGCGTCGTGATGTCGGAGCATGCGCGCTGTCACGCCTGCGGCATTCTCCTTGGCCCAGGGCATACGGGCGCGGCCGGCGGTGTCTGCTTCACCTGCCGGCGTCAGTCGCAGACGGAAGGCGGCGCCTTGCAGGTCAAGGAGTCGATAAGGAGGAACGGTCTATGTGGATAAAGGTTCACGACGATTTTCTGAGAGGTTCGGCGCGAAAGCTCAAGCCGGAAGAGCGCGCGGTGATGATCGACCTATTGCTGGTCGCCGCCTCATCGCCGACACCGGGAACGCTGGAGGTAGCCGACGGCGTGAGTTGGCACGACGGGCAGTTGGCCGACCGTCTCCAGATTTCGCGGCGGCTCCTCAAGGACGCGCGCGCCGCCCTCATCGCTGCCGACATACTCACCGTTGACGAAAGAGACCGTCTGCGGTTCAAGAATTGGCGTCGCTATCAGAGCGAGTATTCGCGGGTCAAATCTTGGCGTTCAGAGGCGTCTCGCCAGGGCGCGAATGATACACACGATGATACACACGATGATACGCGAAATGATACGCGAAATGATACGCACATAGAGGTAGATATAGAGAAAGACTCTCCTCCCCCCTTAGCCCCACCCCGTCGCGCGCCCTCAAGAGCGCGCAAGGCGACTACGGGACTCGGATTCGCAGCGCACTCTAAGCACGGAGCCTACTCGGGATGAAAGCGCTCGCTGAAACTCTGGCGAATCTGAATCTACGGCGGGCTGAATCTGCCGCAGACCAGGAGCCCGAGGAGGCTGTCTGCCCCTACTGTGGCTTCCCCGACGACGAGCAGGGCTATGTCCTCAGACTCACCGACCCGGCCGATCCGCTGTCGCAGAAAGTGCCGATTGCGTGTCCAAAATTGCACGAAAAATGGTTGAAAACGCATCGCCAACTGCTTGTTGACGCGTCGTTATTACCGAGTTCCACGGCCAAAACGCATCGCTTTTCTGCGTGGAAACGGAACAAAAGTAACGAGTCGGCGTACCAGTTTTGCACACAGTTCGCGGCCGGAAAAGCGCCGCATTGGTTCCTCACGCTGGGCGGTCCGGCCGGTGTTGGCAAGACGTTTGCCGCGATCTCTATCGTGTGGGAGTGGCTGGAAAACGACCGCGGCTCGGTGCGGTACTACCAGGTCCCTTACCTGCTTGACCAACTCCGTCGCGGTTACAACGTCGCGGATGGCCGCGCGAGCGACAACGTGTACAACCTGCTCGACGTCGTGAGTCAATGCGGCCTCCTGGTGCTCGACGACCTGGGGATGCAGAAGGCGTCCGACTGGGCGACGGAGAAGCTCGACGAGATCGCCGACATCCGGTACCTGCATCACCAGCCGATGGTGGTGACGACGAACGTTGGCATCGACAAGCACCCGGAGCGGATCGCGGACCGGCTCCTGGAGGGCGTCTGCGTCGAGATGGCCGGCGCGAGCTGGCGCCGACGCGGGGGATAGAAAGGAAGAGCGAATGACAAAAGCGATCACTGCTGAATGGCTGCGGGAGCAGCGAGCTTGCGAGGCCCAGCTGGAAATCTTCCAGCGAGTCTTCCCTAACGGCTCCGATCTGACGGAGGCCGACCTGGACAAGGCGATTACAGCGGGCCTCGACCGATTATGGTCGCTGCTACGCCTCGCGGACGGTGCGCTGCGGCGTGAGTTCTTGGTCTTCACGCTCCGGCAGAGGCATCCGAACATCGTTGCGCTTTTCGAGCGGGCCGGATTTAAGGAACACGCTGCCGCCATTGCCGGCATCGACTGGGCAGACTTGACGCGGGCGCAGGAGATCCTCAACGCCGCCTGGGCCGCCGCCAGGGACGCCGCCAGGGCCGCCGCCTGGGCCGCCGCCTGGGACGCCGCCAGGGCCGCCGCCAGGGCCGCCGCCTGGGCCGCCGCCTGGGACGCCGCCTGGGACGCCGCCAGGGCCGCCGCCTGGGACGCCGCCAGGGCCGCCGCCTGGGCCGCCGCCAGGGACGCCGCCTGGGACGCCGCCTACCGAGAACAGTGTTTATGGCTGATCGAGCGGCTGACCGAACGGCCGCAAAGGGAGAAAAGCGGCCATTCGGAGGAGGAAGAATGACAGCAGTCGAGCAAGTACAAGTCGAACTCGCCTACGCACGGGCCCACTTCCCTAAGTTTCACTCCGCCCACGAGGGCTACGCGGTCATGACAGGTTCCCACTGGACTGTGAGGTGACGGGTGAACCCGATTCGAAGTCTACTCCGGCACCTGCCCCAGTTCATGTGGCCGTTCCCGACGGAGGCGGACCGCCGCCTTATTCGGCAGCACCGCCAAGATGTGAAGCGCCGCGAGGAAAAGCAGGCGCTGGCGAAGGCAATGACGGAGGCGGAGCGCGAGATATGGGCGGAGAAGCTGGAGGACTGGCTGGGCAGAGAGACGCGCCGGATCGACGAGTTGGAGGAGCGAGTAACTCGCCTGTTCCAGTTCTTGTTCCCCGATCAACCCGATTCACCATCACCAGCTACGGGCGAAGCTACAACGGATCCAGTCTGGGATGCGACGGCGCCGGAGTCTACAGTTCCGACAACCCATCTATCCTCGCCGTCGGTCCTAGCAACTATGTCCGATGGCAGTGTGGAACGTCCCTACAGGTTTGTGGCGCCGTCGGATGCGTCGAAATGACGCGGGTCGACAGTTGCCCGGGCTGTTCTAGTTCGATGATCGACGGAAGCGAGTCGGGGTACGCCGCGTTGTGTGGCGACGAGGCCAGCGGGCCGTGCGACGTGACGGTAGAGGAGAAGCCATGAGTCGGCTGCCCGTCGTCTATCACGTCAAACCGTGGCCACACGGCTGTCCGAAGTGCCGGCGTCGCTGTCTGGCGAAGAAGCAACGCTTTGGCGGCTGGCGCTGCGTGCAATGCGGCCATCAGCAGCAGGAGGAACCGACGTAGATGCAGCCGCGGGTGACAGTCGAAATGCACTGTCCTCTCTGCGGCGGCTTCATCACCTCAATCGAAGGTTCGGCTGGCACAATTGTCGAACTTCGCCCCTGTCCCTGCGGCGTTAAGACAACGGTCGAGTTGCGGCGCGACAGCACGGAACTGTCAGGCTATTTGACAAAACTCAGGCGGCGTACTACGATTCCGGCAACCGAATAGCAATGCGCCGCCTAGCGCGGCGTCCCTAACGGGACACACAAGCGACCTCTTCCCGGATGCGGTCGGACCGGGGAAAGGGGTCGCTTTCAATTTGGCGCGTCGCAGTCACTTCCTCAAGACATGCGGACAACCGGAATGCCCGGCCCTTACTCGGGCGCGTTTCTGTCTCTCACACGCCAACGGCTACGAACGCGCCCGCCGCGCATCCAAGGCTTTCTACTCGACCCCCTACTGGCGAGCGATCCGCCGGCGCCACCTTGCCATCGAGCCGAACTGCCGCGCCTGTGGCGTGTCGGGAACGCAGGTCGACCATATCGTCCCACGAGAGCAAGGCGGATCGGACGACGATTCGAACCTGCAATCGCTCTGCCTGCGCTGCCATAGTAGCAAGAGTTCGGCGTCCGGCGAGCGATGGGGTAGGGGCCATGAAAATCTCTAGCGATGATGCGACGCGGTGTCGGGCGGCAGCTAGAAAAAGGTCTGTACGAGATCGGGAATGCCCACGAGTTGAGGAGAGCGATGCCAGGGCCAGCGCCTAAACCACCGGAAACGCGACGACGTCGCAACAGGGCCTCGACGCAGGCGGAGTTGGAGATGGCGCCGCGCCGCTCGAAGAAGATCCCGCAGTTGCCGGCGCTTCGCGAGCTGCTGCCGCATTCCCATTACGCGGAGTGGCACCCGATGACGCTGCGCTGGTGGAGAGACGTCTGGACGTCTCCGATGGCTTCGCAGTACCTGCCGGCGGACGAAGACGGACTCTGTCGCGTCGCCGTCATCGTCGACAAATATTGGCGGTCGCCAAAGAGGGAGTTGCTGTCTGAGATCCGGCTGCAGCTTGGGGAATACGGGCAGACGCCGCTCGCCAGGCGGCGGCTCCAGTGGGCCATCAAGCAGGTCGAGGAAAAGAAGCCGAGGAGGTCGGCGGCTCGCCCCAATCGAAAGACTGACCCGCGGCAAGTATTGAGGGTATTGAAGTGATCATCTGCGCGCCACCGATGGAGGATACACCCTGGCCGACGCTAGGGCCTCAGATGTGCGACTTCATCGAGCAGAACGAGGTGTTCGGCCCGGGCGACCTGCTCGGGCAACCTGCGCGCATAAGCGAGGAGAAGCGAGCCTTCATCTACCGGGCATATGAAGTATGGCCGCGGAACAGTGACCGGCCCGGACGGCGGCGCTTCCGCCGCGTCGCCTTGAGCCTTCAGAAGGGCGATGCGAAGACGGAACTGGGTGTATGGATTGCGGCAGCCGAACTCCACCCGGCGGCACCGGTCCGCTGCGACGGTTTCAGGGGAAATGAACCCATCGGCCGGCCAGTCATCGACCCCTACATTCCCCTACTGGCCTACACAGAAGAGCAGAGCGAGGAACTCGCCTATTACGCCCTGAAGACCATCCTCGAGGAAAGCCCCATCGCGGGGGACTTCGACATCGGACTGGAGCGCATCGTCCGCACGGACGGCCATGGCAAGGCGGTCGCTCTCGCCGGCGCTCCCAGCGCCAGAGACGGCGCACGCACCACCTTCCAGTTCTTCGACGAGACGCATCACTGGACTTTGCCCCGGCTCGTGCGAGCTCACAGCACTATGCTCAAGAACCTACTCAAGCGGCCGGCCGCCGATCCCTGGGCCCTGGAGACAACGACCGCGCCCGTGCCCGGCGAGAATTCCGTCGCGGAAAAGACGATGGACTACGGCGAGGCCGTCGCTGAGGGACGGATGAAGGACTCACGCATCTTCTTCTTCCACCGCCAGGCCTCCGATGGCTACGACCTGGACGACAGGACCGAACGGCGCGCCGCCGTCACCGAGGCGGCAGGTCCTAATGCTGAGTGGAAGGATATCGACGGGATGGTCCAGGACTACGAGGACCCCCAGACCGACAAGGCCCAATGGGAGCAGGTTTTCCTGAACCGGAAGGTTCAGGGGAGCAATAAAGCCTTTGACCTGCAGCAGTGGAAGGCACTCGGCAAGAAGGGCGCTGCTATCGCTGACGGCCGGCTGATCACGTTGGGCTTTGACGGGTCCCGGTACGACGATGCTACGGCGCTGGTCGCCGTCGATGTCGAGACGAATTTCGCGGAGCTAGTCGGTCTCTGGGAGAAGCCGCTCGGTAACGATGACTGGTCGGTCCCGGAGACAGAGGTCGACGCTGCGGTCGCGCTTGCATTCGAGCGCTGGGATGTCTGGCGGATGTACCCGGACCCGTACTTCTGGGAGGGCTGGATCGCGCTCTGGATCAGCCGCTACGGCGAGGAGCGCATTGTTCGCTGGCCCACCAACCGGCTGCGGCAGATGGCGGAGGCCATCCAGGAGCTGCTCATCGCGATTCGTGAGGGCAAGATTTCGCACGATGGAAACGAGGACCTCGCCCGGCACGTCGGCAACGCCTGCAAGAAGACACTGCAAATCAAGGACGGCGAAGGCAGGTCCATGTTCGTCATCCAGAAGGAGCGCGGCGATTCTCCGAACAAGATCGACGCAGCAATGGCGCTCGGTCTGGCTGAGAAGGCCAGGACGGACGCGATTGCCGCGAACGCGAAGCCGAGGGGCAATCAGATGATGAGGTCGCTGTGATCGGAAAGACCCTCGCAGCCGTCGGTAGGGGACTAAGTGCGATTGCCATGCGCTGGTCCGGCCAGGCGCGCGACTGGTGGTCGGCGTTCTTCCTACCGCGGACCCGTTTCGACTATGCGCGCGAAATTGGCGACGGGCGACGGTCGAATATCGTCGTCGCTTGCATCAACTGGATCGCCCGGACGTTCCCGGAGGCCCCGGTTCAGGTGGTCGAGGAAAAGCCGGACGGCGTCCGGGAGATTGTGCCGGGGCACGAGATGGCGCGGCTGATTGAGAAGCCAAACGACTTTTATTCCGGCGTTCTTCTCTGGAAGGCGACGGCAGCGGACTGCGAGCTCACGGGCAACGGCTACTGGCTGAAGATTCGCTCGGAACTGGGCAAGGTGGTCCAACTGTGGTGGGCACCGTCGTTCACGATGGAGCCGAAGTGGCCGGATGACGGACTGACATACATCTCGCATTACGAATATAAGCCGGACCCGGGTCGAGCGCCGATTCCAGTCGATCCTCGCGACGTGGTCCATTTCCGCGATGACATCGACCCCGACAACACCCGAAAGGGACGGAGTCAGTTCGCCTGCCTGATGCGGGAGATCTTCACAGACGAAGAGGCGGCCAACTTCACGGCCAGCCTGATGCGCAACCTCGGCGTTCCGGGCGTCATGATTTCGCCGAAACAACCCGGCAACGCGCCTGATGAGGAAAGCGCCAAGAACATCAAGACCGACTTCAAAGCGAACTTCGGTGGCGATAATCGGGGCGACCCGATGGTCATGTCCGTCCCGGTAGATGTGACGAAGCTGTCGTTCTCGCCGGAGGAGATGAACCTGACGGGGCTGCGGCGCATCCCAGAGGAGCGTGTTACGGCCGTCATCGGCGTGGCTGCCGTCGTCGTCGGCCTCGGCGCCGGCCTGGACCGCAGCACGTTCACGAACTTCGCTGAGGCGCGCGAGGCGGCCTATGAGGGCAAGATCATACCAATGCAGCGTCTCCGCGCTGCGGACCTCAAGCTCCAACTGCTTCCCGACTTCGATGCGGACCCTGCCCTAGACGTGCAATTCGATCTGAGTCGCGTCCGGGTTCTGCAACCCGACCTGGACAAGCTCGCTACCCGCATGAACGCCGGCGTTCTGGGCGGCTGGGCAATGGTGTCCGACGCGCGGCGGGCCATGAGCCTGCCGGTGGGTCCAGAGCACGATGTGTTTCTCCGTCCGGTCAACATGGTCGAAGTGCCGGCCGGCGCAAGCCAGAAGGAACGGTGCGCCGCCGTCAAGGAGGCGAAGCGCGCGAACGTCGCCGCTCGACGGACCCTGGCGAAGGCGTATCGCCCGCTAATCGCCGAGGTTGCGGCGAAACTGGTCCGCCAGGAGCAGAAGGACGTCATGGGCGCCGCCACGAAGGCCTGGAAGGACGCCGGTTCTGACGAATTCGATTCTTTCATCGCCGCCTACTACGGCACGGGAAGCAACTTCGGTTCGCAGGGCCGCTATGTTCGGAAACAGATCGCACCCGTCCTCCTGGGCTACGGCAGTGACGTCCAGGACCTGGCGGCCGCGGAAGTCGGCGGAACCGCCGACAAGGCCGCGCTGGCAATCTTTATTGCCGCCTACCTCGACTCTCTGGTCGGTCGGTGGGTCGGGTCGTCCCGCGGACAGCTAGAGGAAGTGGCGAAGGAGGCGATTGCGGCCGGCACCGACCCAATCGCCGCACTCCAGGCCCGATTTGATGAGTGGACGGCGAAACGACCGGAAAAGCTCGCCGACTGGGAAACAAAACAGACCGGCAACGCGGTGACGGTCGAGACGTATAAGTCGACGGGGATGAAGCCGACGTTCTCCGCCGGAGCTGAGTCCTGCCCAATCTGTCAGGAAGCCGACGGCCAACCCGTCAGTGAAGTCGGCTACGCACCGCTGCACGATGGCTGCGACTGCGACGTCACGGCCGCGTAGGAGGTAACCATGATAGACATGGCTGTCAAGTTCATCGATAGGCCGGCCGGCCGCATTCGGGGTCTGGCAATCCCGTTCGGGGGTCCGGTGAACGGCAAGGATCTTGATAACCAGGCATTCAGCGCGAAGACCGACTTCGCCTTCGACTGGTTTCCGCACGGCCGTCCTCTACTCTACCGCCACGGGCTGGACGGCGCCGTGAAAATGACCGCTGTCGGTCGCCAGCTCACGCATGAGGTCGACCCGGAGGTCGGGGTGTGGGCCGAGGCACAATTGGACATGTCCAATCGTTATGCCGACGCGATCTCCGGCCTGATTGAGAAAAGGGCGCTCGGCTTCACAAGCGGTTCCGTCAAGCACCTTACGCAGGCCGACGCGGCGGGCAACATTGTTCGGTGGCCGTGGATCGAGGAGAGCCTGTCACCCATGCCGGCCAATCCCTGGGCAACCGTCGATCCCGTAAAAACACTGCAGACCCTCGAACTGCTCGGGTTCGAAGTCCCCGCTGGACTGGCGGAGAAGGAAGCGATACCAGCCCACACAACGGCGACAGCCCCTGAAAGCGAGGCCTGGAGCAAGCCGACGCTGGGTGACTTCACCAGCGAGACCGACTTCGCGGCTCTCAGCGCCGGTGAGCGCCGGCGCATCGCCGAACATGCGGCCTGGTCGGACAACATGCCGCCCGAGACCTTCGGCGATATCAAGCTTTTCCATCACCAACCCGGCAAATCCGGCATCGGCCCCGTCGTCTGGAATGGCGTCCGGGCCGCCATGGCTGTTCTGATGGGCGCGCGGCGAGGCGTCGGCGTTCCTGACAGCGCCCGGTCGGGTATCTATGACCACCTGGTGGCTCACTACAAGCAGTTCGCCAAGGAACCCCCCGAGCTGAAAGAGATGAGCTACACCGACGAGGCAGACACAGCCGCTCAGTCGCTTGCCGACGTGGCGGTTTTTGTCGCTCGCTCGCGGTCGCTTGCTGACCTGCGGGCGAAGGAGGGCCGTGTGATGAGCACGGCGAACAGAGACCGTCTCTCGGCATTCCTCGACCAACTCTCCGGCGTTGCGAAGAGCATCGACGAACTGCTCGCGGAGACGGACCCGGTGCAGAAGGGGCTCCTGGAGAGCGAATTCCTCCGATTCCACAAGATACTCGCGGAACTCCCGCGAGCAAGTTGAAAGGATTGAACCATGAAGAGCGACGAAATCCGCAGGGAACTGGAGTCAAAGCAGCAGAAGCTGCACGCCATCTTCACCGAGGCCGGCGAAGAGATGGACATGAGCCATGTCAAATCACTCGAGGGTGACGGACGGCAGAAGGCCGCCGAGATCCGGCGCCTGAACGAGGAGATGTCGGCCACCGGCAAGGAACTGGACGACCAGTTGGCCGTCGAGGCCGCGGGCAAGGCCGTCAAGGACCTGGGCGACCGCCTGAACAAGCCCGCCGGCGGCATGGTCCACCCGTCCGCGGGCGGGAGTGACGGCCAGAGCCGACAGCCGGTGAAGACGT